AGTACATTCGCTACTCATAGAAGTTAGTTTTTCAAGTTAGGTTTAAACCCTCATCATTCGGTGGGGGTTTTTTCATTTACCACTCATCCTAATAATTCACCGTTCATCACATTTCTTAATTATATTCGGAATAGATGAAGTAGTTTAGTAGAAAATTAAACGGATATGAAAAAACAACTAATCGAACAAAGCAGACTATTAGAGAAAGCTATGGACTTGCTTGACCTTGCTAGAGGTATGCAAGAAAGACTTGATAGTCTATTAAAGTACAATGTTGAAGTAGCTGAACCTAATGGATTCAGACCGCATTCAACAGATCGAATTGATACAGTTCGTAAAGGTGTGCAAAGGTTGTACGCTAGTTATAAAGTAATCATTAAACAAATGCAGGAAGTATGAAAAAGAAAGATTTTTTTGAGGAACAATTAAGTAAAACTTTTGAAGAGTTTTATAAGGAATGTGATAATAAAAAAGAAGGTTACTCTTCAAAGAGTGCTTCGAGTGGTGACTATTCAACGAGTGCTTCGAGTGGTTACTCTTCAAAGAGTGCTTCGAGTGGTTACTCTTCAAAGAGTGCTTCGAGTGGTGACTATTCAACGAGTGCTTCGAGTGGTGACTATTCAACGAGTGCTTCGAGTGGTAACTCTTCAAAGAGTGCTTCGAGTGGTAACTCTTCTTCCGCTACTACAAACGGATTCTTTGCAACGGTTAAAGGTGAAGGTATTGGATGTTTAATATCTGCGGTTGAGTTCAATAAAGACTATCAACCAATAGGAGCAGCTTGGGGAATAGTTGGTATTGATGTTGAAGCGAATAAAGAATACATTGCACACAATGGTAAATTAAAAGAGTATATCGTAGTTGATGGTATTCGTTCAATCTTATTAAGTCGAAAGGCTAATGTGATGAAGGTGCTTACTAGTTCATTTGAAACGTTATATGTAGTTACTAAAGATGGTTATTCGGCTCATGGTAAAACACTTAAACAAGCGAATGAAGATGTTAACTTTAAGATTGCATCAGAGAAACTAAAGAACGAACCTATCTTAGAAGATACGATTATAACTGTTAAGCATTATAGATTGATTACGGGTGCTTGTGAGTTTGGTGTAAAGTCATGGATGCAAGAGAATAAGATTGAAGAGGGTTTAACGGCTAAAGAGTTGTTACCTATATTAGAACGAACTAATGCGTATGGAGTTGCTAAATTTAAATCATTAATATCATGGGGTTAAAAGAATGGCTAAACAAGTCGACCAAGCCAACGACTAAAGAGAATAGTTACACGCCACCAATGGGCGTTAACGATGCTAATAGAAAGCAATTCTTTACTACCTACAATGTGGAGTTAGTGAATGAGATTAGAAGGATTAAGTTGAATCAAGTAAATAAGTAGAAGATGAACAAGTTACAAAAAGGAGATTATGTAGAAAATTTAAATGAAGAAGAGTTTAATGAGTTGATGAAATTACAAGCTGATACTTATAGTATATATGATTACGGTGAAGATGTTAAATCATTAATGCTTAGGGGTTATGGTGAATTTTTATTTATAGGTATGGTTGGAACGCCTTACGCTAAAGCTACCAACCTACTTTCATTCGATGAGTTCAAACAACGTGCAATTAATACCTTCAAACAATGCTAATAGGCGATAGAAAGTACTCACAGTTCTACAAGCAATGGGGAACGGTACAACGGATTAAGGATATGTCAGAAGATTATCCAGTAGTAATCAGCTTCGATAACGGTTCAGTAGATTACTATACAATGGATGGTAAGATGTTTATAGAGTTTGATGTAAAAGATTTGGAAGATGAAGAGAAAGAAGTTTAGAAAGCTAACAGATGAAGAAAAGGAACGTATAACAGTTGAGTTTCACTTGTACTCATTGCGTTCCTTAGCGTTTAAATACGTTGTATCAACTTCGACTATTCAACAGATAGTTAGTGAGTTCCTACAAAACAAACGTATCGACATCAAAGGTCTTACACTTAACGATATAATGGATAAGTATAAGGTTACGATAACTAAAGCTATTCAGATAAGACATCAGTTTGATCGTACTCTTCCTGGTCGTGTTTACTTCGGTCAAGTTAAAGAAGCTATCTACTCGAATGAAGATGAGATGATGATACCAAGTTACTCAGTTAAAGATTTGAAAGGTGATGAATTACTAATACTAGAAACGATATGAAAAACGATTGGACACAATACCAAGATATAAGCGAATCCTATAAAGTAACAATGTTAACTGCTACATTTGCATTAACAAAGAATATTGTAATAGAATCACTTAGGGGAGACTATCTTTTTATACATGATAAATATTATAAGACACCTAAGCATGATTTATTAAACTTGCTTAGAGATAATATGGTAAGCGATAAACCTATTTGTGTTGAACTTACATTAGAAGAATCTGACTTATGACCAACGAACAGAAACTACTAGCATCACAGTTACTACCTGTACTTGCTGACTTCTTAGAAGATGTACCGATGACACAACTAGCGAAGATGAAACGGAATAGACTAGTAACAGAGATACGTTCATTCGATAGCTTCCTTATGACAGGTGCAGACATCGAAGCAATGGAACAACAGATAGAACTACAACAAGCGTTTAGACAATGGTTAAAAGAGATGATATGAATCAAGAAAGGAAAAATATATGCTTTGGTTCGATTAGAATTAAAGATAAAAAATCAGAAGCAGTTGTAATAAATGCAGTTTGGACAGAAGGAGATACACATTACAAAAACAATGAAATAATAAAAGTTGTATCTTTTAAATATGTAGGAAAAACAAGTATTACTACTAGCTTTACAGAAGTAAAAGCAAGTGATGAAAAACGTAATAATATAACAGGAGCGTATGAATAATAAAACAGTTAAAAGTATTGATAGCTTTGAATGTAAGGATTGGCTTTTGAATAAGCATTATGCTAAAAGAATGTGTAGTATTTCTTTTGCTTTTGGATTATTTGATAGTGATAATATATTACAAGGTGTTTGTACTTTTGGAAGCCCTCCATCAAGAGCTTTATGTGTTGGAGTTTGTGGTATTAATAATTCACATAAAGTATTAGAGTTAAATAGATTTATCATAAATAACAATGAATCTAACGTAGCTTCTTTTTTTATTTCAAGATGTCTAAAGTTATTACCTAAAGATTTAATAATTGTAAGCTATGCTGATACATCTAAAAATCATCATGGGTATATTTATCAAGCTACAAATTGGATTTATACAGGATTAAGTGCTAAAAGAACAGAAAGATATGATGTTGACAATCCTAATAAACACAGTAAAAGCGTTACAGAAAAGAAAGGTATAAAATATCAAGACTTAGCAGTTAGGGAAAGACCTCAAAAACATCGTTATATTTATTTCACAGGAAGCAAGACACAAAAAAAACATTTAAAAAATCAGTTAATGTATAAAGAATGTCCATATCCTAAAGGTGACAATTTAAATTATGATGCTAGTTATATTCCTATTACTCAGACTAAGTTGTTTTAACCACTCATCTACTCCACTAACCGTTCATCACAATTACTAGAATAAAGTAAACTAATTGATTAACTTTGAATAAAATTAATGACTATGAAAACACAAGATGTATCGTACCGTAAAGCGTACAAATCAGACCACTTAGGAGTGGTTGACTTAGAAGAAATGATTGAGAATAAACAATCATTAGTTGTAACAATCAAAGAAGTTTGGTTTGAAGAAGGCTGCGTTGTTGCAGGTAATAAAGGTAATCATAACATTGCTTACTTTGTAGAACCAATCAAGCCATTAGTAGTTAATTCTACCAACGCTCAAACGATTAGACGATTGTGCAATGGTGGTGCTAATCTTAACACATGGAAAATGCCAGTACAAGTTGAGTTATTCATTGACGCATCAGTCAAAATGAAAGGACAAGTAGTTGGTGGTGTTAGGTTGAGAAAGCCTACAACAATGACACAACCATCAGACGTTAACGCATTAGCTATTTTAAGCAAATCTAAGACACTTTTAGAGTTACAAGATAATTGGAGTTCACTTACACAAGTTGAGCGTTCTATACCGAGTGTATTAGCTAAGAAGGAAAAACTTAAATCGGAGTTGAAATGATTATCCACAACGCACCACAAGGCTCAATCGAATGGCACGAATCTCGATGGGCTAAGATTACATCTACTAGAGCGTCACAACTCTTTGTTAAGTCTGATAACCTATTCTTAGAACTGCTAGGTGAATATACTGAGCAGTTCCAGGTAGAAGATAACTACGAAAGCTATGATATGATTAGGGGCAAGGAATTAGAACCCGAAGCACGTTACCAAGTTAGTCAGTACACAGGATTAGAATTTAATGAAGTTGGATTAGCTATATCTACTTCATGTCCTATTATAGGTATATCAATGGATGGTTTAACAGATGACCATACTAAAGCGTGTGAGATTAAATGTCCTAAAGCTAAGAAGCATTTACAAACTTGCTTAGAAGGTGAAATACCATTAGACAATTTAGATCAATGCGTTCATTATTTTACGGTCAATCCTAAACTCGAATCATTATTTTTCGTATCTTACAGACCTGAAAGTATTAAGCCATTATTCGTTAAAGAACTTAAGCGTACCGATTCAGTTAACTTAGGAACTAAAGCGAAGCCAATATTAAAGACCGTACAAGAATGGGTTGAGTTAGCACTTGCCGAAGCTGAAGCAATCAATGATAAACTAAACAAGGCAGTAATTAAATTAACGGAGATATGAGTTACAAATTAACAGGAGTAATCAAGGTATTACACCCAACAGTACAAGTAAGTGATAAGTTTAGCAAACGAGAGTTTGTTGTGACTGATACATCGAGTATGTACCCACAAGACATTCAGTTTCAAGCAACGCAAGATAAGTGTTCGATGCTTGACGGATTAAACGTAGGGCAACAAGTAGAGGTTAGCTTCAATATCAGGGGGAAAGAATGGGTTAATCCACAAGGTGAAGCTAAGTATTTTAATTCGTTGGAAGCGTGGAGGATTGAAGGTGGCGTAAGTACATCTACTGAACCGTTACCAAGTGTTGTTACTGGAGTACCTGATAACGATGACCTCAACCTTCCCTTCTGAGATAATCCAAACGTCAAGCTATTAATTAGCACATTTAATTTAGAAGCCCCTCCAATGTGAGGGGTTTTTTTCTGCTTTTTTCTAACTTTCTCCTACTTTATTCTCAATGTTTACTAGGGATTGAGTGCTAATAGTAGGAAAAAATAAAATTTTCGTTATTCTTTTTTTATATTCAAAAAGGCTTATCGTTAAAAAATATTTTTTTTCCGTTTTTTTTTCCTTTTTTCTCCTAATCGACCTCAAACCCACGCCACCACTCAGAAAAAAGTTAGAAAAAAGTAGAATAAAAGTAGAAAAGTTATATTTATTTTTATCGTTTTGTTGTTTGTATTGATATTATTTGTATTATTGTGGTGTAATCAATGCGCAGATTGACTACAATATAAAGGAATTTATTTTAAAGACCCTTATCTGATAGGCTGCGACCCCTTGACGATAGGGGTTTTTTATTAAATCATTATTATGAACCGAGTAATTGATAGACTACAAGAAGCATATCCAAATCTAACCATTGGATGTACAACAGGAGAGATTATAATTAACGATGTAATCCACTACAAGAAAATATTTAACCTAATCAAAGATATTGCTTCGATTAAGGAATATGTACTACAACCTACAAACGGTTACACTAAAATAACATTGCATGAATTCAAATAATTTAGATCCATTTTATTCAGAAAGTGAGAACGGTAAACTAGCCTTGAATAATTATAACTTCAAGAGGTTTTTAGAACACCACAATTTCATAAAGAACAAACCTAATGATGTTAGTGGATTCAACTTTATTAAGAAGAACGGAATATTTTTAGAGATTGTAGACGAATATGAGATTAAAGACTTTGTACTTGAATACATATTAGAGAATGATTTAGGTCAAAGGGTTTATAACTTAATGACTGGTAAAGCATCTACTTTCACAAGGCAGTATTTATCAATGCTAACTACTGAAGAAATAAAAGTTATTCGAGATACGAAAGATACTGCATATCTATTCTATCAGAATGGAGTAATGGAAGTAACTAAAGATAGTGCAAAGTTAAAGCCTTATACAGATTTCGGTTTATCAATTTGGGAAGACCAAGTAATTAAACGTGACTACTTAGAAGCTGACCATCATCAAAGTGAGTTTAGAACTTTCGTATGGAAGATTGCAGGTGAAAATGTAGATAGATATAATACACTACAAACTGTTATCGGTTACTTACTGCATTCTTATAATGCAGGAGGTGACAACAAGGCGGTGATATTAAACGATGAACTTATATCAGATGAACCAAATGGTAGGAGTGGTAAAGGATTACTTTGTAATATGGTTGGTAAGCTAAAGAAAGTCCAGGCGTTGGATGGTAAGTCGTTTCGTTTCGATTCTGCATTCCCTTACCAAGCTATTAAGACTGATTGTCAAGTTATGGTGTTTGATGATGTTAAGAAAGGGTTTCCGTTTATCAATTTGTTTAGTGTAATTACTGAAGGTATTAGTATTACTTATAAAGGCAAGGACACTATTAAACTTCCTATTGAAGATTCTCCAAAGGTTGTGATTACAACTAACTATACAATCAAGGGTAAAGGTGGATCGTTTGAAGCAAGAAAGTTTGAGGTAGAATTAAGCCCTTTCTTTAATGCTAATCATACACCAATACAATACTTTGGTCATAGACTTTATGATGATTGGGATGAGATGGAAAAGGCTCGTTTTGATAGTTATATGATTGAGTGCTTAAAGAAATACTTAGACAAAGGATTATTAACTTATAATTTAATATCTTTACCTTACAAGCAATTAGAGGTAGATATTACAAAAGAGTTAATGGAATGTATCAAAGCAATTGAGAAAGGTAAGTATATTACATTCAATGAGTTCTATGATAACTACATTACTTACATTCCTAAGAAGTGGGACGCTAAGACTAAGAACATGGTAACTAAAGACATTAAAAGATACTGTGAATTTTATGGTTTAGACTATGAAGAAATAACCAGCAACGGAGTTAAAAAATTTATAATTAAAAATAGAAGCATATGAAGGCAAAAATAATAGTTGTTACAGGTGATAAGTATAAGACACTTGTATCTAAAGGTATTGCTTACGGTAAGAAATCAGTTCTATTAAACGGTAAGCATTTGATATACAATAGTTGTTTTGAGTTTAGTGTTTGTAATGAAGATACTGAGGTGGTAATTATTGATGATTATACTAATGAAAATATTATTAAATTTTTAGAATCTATATTAAGAAATGGTTTAGTTATTAATAAGCCATTTAAGTACCCATTTACGATTTACCCAACTATTGTTATTAATTATTCAAATAATGAATTTAGGAATAATGAATGGTTTAAGAGTAAAATAGAATCAGGAGAAATTAAAATACTATCTATATGAAACCAACACTAGGAAACGCAGACCGAGTATCTACAGGATTAGGAATGCAAACGATTAAGAGTTTAGTAGATAAGGATGCTACTTATAAACTACTAAACAGAACAGAGCAGGATGATGACTTGCTACTACGAATCGAAACTCAGAAAGCTGAATACGAACTAAGGCAAATCATTAACAGAACTGAGAAAGCGTTGGTTAAGGAGCAGTCACAAGACTTGCCGAACCAAGTTAGGATTGATTCAGTACACAAGACTTACAACTCATTACTATTCATTTGGCGTAGGATGATGAAGCAAAGTGCAAGGATTAGCGAATTAGAATTAGAAATTAAACGATTGAAGGGGTAATGACCAAACAAAACAAAGCAAGACTACTAGACCTATTACTAGAAGCTGATAAGATTATACACCCTAATCTACCAAGTCATGCCAGAGTATTAGAAGTATTCCCTGATACAAACGAAAAGGATATTAAAAAGAATATCAAGAAGTTTTGTGAATTAATGAAATTGAAATACACACCTACTGATTCAGCAGCTAAAAGAGTTAGTAAGTCAGAAACAATGACGCATCCATCAGGTAGAGAGTTTGAAAAGGTGACTTCATTTTATAGACGATCTGATTTAGAAAAAGGACACCATGATATTGAAGTAGGTAAGAATAATATAACATTCTGTATTGAGATTAAAGCACAGAATAAGAAAACTAAATACAAGGATAGACAGTCAGACGCACAAAAGGAATTTCAATCTAAGTTAAAGGATGATTTCGGATTCGACTATTATATTATTCGTGGAATGGATGATTTCTTAGATTTATATGACAATGTAATACTGCCTAAGATTCGATGAGTTCGTGGAGTGGTTTGATAGATTTATTAAAAACAATTAGGATATGAAAAGAATATTTAACTATCATACAAACGAAGAAGACTTAAACAAATACGATATATTTGAATCTGGAGGAGAGGTTGTAGCCATTGGTGTTCCATTTGATTTAGTGGATGGAATAGTTGATTACTTAAACTCAATTACAAATACAGTTAACACAACACAATGTAATCATTATTTTGTACAGAAAGATACTTATTGGAGAAGTTGCATTCATTGTGGTCAGTTGTCACCAATGGATTAATACCACCCATCACGAATAATCACCGCTTATCACAATTTTGAATAAGGTATAGAGTAATGGAGTATATTTGAAGAAAACTAAAGGATATGATTAAGAACGGGGATAAAGTAAGGATTTTAGATAAAGGAAATTCATTACTAAAAGTAAATGATATAGGAGTTGTTTGTGACTACGATGTCGATAATACATTTAGAGTTGAAGTTGAAGGAAGATCAGATTACTCAAATTGGTTTACAGAAATAGATGTTGAATTAATAACTAATAAACAAGATTAAGATGAAAAAAGTAATCATGATAGGTGAAGAACCTAAAGAAGAAAGTAAAGATGTGGAGTTTACACATTATTTATCAACTGGAGAAGGATTTAGAGAGGATAATGATAAGCCAAGTAATTATGAAAAAATTGTTTATCTTGGTAGATGTGATGAAGATGGCGATATGTTTGCTGCTTACGATAGAGGTTCTATCTACATCTACAAAGGCAACCTTAACAACGGAACTTACTGATTATGACGTTAAACGGATTCACAGGACTAGAAACATCATTCACTATATGCTTAGACGATAGAGATATTGAGGTGTATGATATTGCTTATAGGCTTACAGAAGATGAACTTACTATTAACTCAATCGAATGTGATGAGGAGATAGAAGGATTAGAAGATTTAATGCTATCCTATGTTGATTGGTCAGCAGTTGAGCAAGAAGCACTCGATAACTACAATCAGATGCGAGAAGATGAAATGATGGAGAATTAATAAATAGAGGTATGAACCTAAAAGAAAGAAAATCAAAAGTAGCATTATGCAAGTCTTGTAAAGGATTCGTATTAGCATCACATACTGATTATATTAGTAAAGCAACTGAAAAAGAATTTACATTATTTACCAATGAAGGTTATGATGTTAAAATTGAAACACTTGAAAAAACACGCTCAAGGAATTTAGTTTTTTACTCTAAAAAGAAAAACGGTAAATGTGACGGGTGTAATACTAAGAACCTATGACCCACAAAAAACACGAGATAGCAGTATTCATTGAGAATGAAGAAATGCTACAACAGGCAAGGGAATTGCTTGAGAAGTATGGGGAGAAGCAAGGCGATAAAACAGATATGAAATTACTTGACAGTTACCAATGGCTAATGTATATTGATGATGCGTTTTGGTATATTGGTTCGGCTT